TTAGAAATTACATTTCTTGGTTCGTAAACAGTAATAACTTTGTTTGTATTATACCTAGAAACATCATTATTATATTGTGAACCAACTAAATTACTTGAAGCCCAAGTCGCATCTGTAAAAGGGTATATGTCAACTACAGTTGGCTGATTAGATATTCTATCAATTACATTTTTAATATTTGTAGAAATATTTGATTCATTCAGTTGTGGAATAGCACCTAATTCATCCAAACGAAGAATTGATGTTGGTGCTTCTAAAAAACCTTTAATGTATGGAGTTACAAAAAAATCTCTCACATATTCTTGATAAAATCTTCCTGTACCGTTGTTTGAAATACTTCTAAGAAACCCAGGATAAAATCTTGCATTTAATTCATAGTTTTTTAACTTGAAAGCCAAATATGGATTACTTGTATCTACGCTAGAGATAATATTTTTACTCTCGAATTCTGAGACACCATCAAGTAATTTATCAAACTGTGGATTATCCGACCTAAACAATCCTGTATAATGTGCGGTAACAAACTGTCTTTCCCATATTTCGTAGAAAAATTTAACTTCTTCTCTGTTTGCATATGCTAAAGAAAATTCAGGAAATTCTAACGCATTAATGTTCAATATATTTGTATACTTTGAAGAGTCCAACGGCTCTTGGGCTGCCGGTGGATTAAATTTTTGGGTCAACCCCTTCATATATTCTTCAACAAATTGAACCTCGGGCCACTTTGTATAGTTCCACGCTTTAGTATCATCAACAACACTGGGGTCTGCAACATACTTAAGTTGGAATCTATTTTTATCGTCGTTTGTTTCCACGAAAAATTGTGGCCAAGGATATACAGGTATTTGTGAATTTTTAAGTGTTTGGTTATTTTGAATAGTTCTTTCTGAAGCCGGTACGTATCCTTTTCCATCAGAGCTTTGTGCTGATGATGGATTTTTGAGTACTGCATTTTTTCTATCAGGATCAAACCTAACATTCCAAGAATTTGTATGAACTTCGTCCAATAATCGTATGAACCCTTCTGCCGAAGCCATAATTACAGCCATAACATTTCTTATCGAGGGTCTGAAACCAATTCCTAAAGTTTTGCTTTGAATTTTGTTAGCCAAATCTGTTGTTATTGCAGATTCGTAAATACCTAATTTTCGATTAACCTCTGTCTCGATATTTCTAACCTGAGTTGTAAATTCCTCTAAAGATACAAAAGTGTTTGACGTTGTTAACTTTGTTTTATTGTTAACAGGATTAGTCTCTGCTTTTGGTGAAACAAATATAGAAATTTGCTTTTCTATTGCTGCTAGTTCACTCGTAAGTCCAGTAGTTCTGTTATATCTTCTTTCTAATGTTTTTTGTTTGTTAAAAGTGATAGAGCTTACACCAGTCTTAATTATTGTATTTTCAGTTATATTAAAAATCACTTGGGATTTACTTCTTGTTCCTAAAGTTTCGTTAGAATTTAATGCAATCTTATAATCAGTAATTAACTGTCTTAGTTGTGTGAGAGCCAATTCTAATTCTTGAGGATTTTGTCGTACTGACTCCTTGAATGCGTAATATACTTGGTCATCGTTAGTTACAAATGGTCCGGGATCGCACCAAGTTGTAAACCAAGAATTATTACCAAGATAAATCCTATCATAAAATTGTTTTAACTTTTCCCTATAATCTCTAATATTTGTAAGTGGCTTCACATCCGCTTTGACGTAACTGTCCAAAACTTGTTTTTCAAATGTTTCTAGTTTGTTCATCAATTGTTGTAAAGTGAGTTCAGGAAAATCTGGTGGAATTAATCTCTTTGCCTTATATTCACTATAAACATCCCTTATTTTCTGATAACCTTTTTCAGTTACAACTTGTGTTAATTTGACATCAGTTCCCGCTAAAGAACTAGCAGTTTTTTCCCCTTGTACTGTTGAGGATTGGACCACTGATTTATCGGCACTTTGATTGTTTGTTGTTTGTCCAACGGTAAAATTTGAAGAATACATATGGGGTGCAGCAATCAAATGTCCCATAGCTATTTCATTCAAGATATTAAATTTATATCCTTGTAGTTCTAAAGACACCTGATAATTACCGTTATATGAATTAAATCTTGCATTAAACTTAACCAAGTTCAACTGATATCTTACCGCTTGTCCATAATATCCTTTTAGGGTTAAGTAAAATGGTGGGTATGGCAAGTTGAAAAATGCTGCGTATGGTGAGTCTTGTCCTAATTGGAATAAAGCTCTGCCCTGCACGTCTTCAAGTTCTATTGTAACCGTAGGTATGAAAGAAGTATTAATTCTAATATTAATACTTGTCATTCCTAATAACCCGTTATCTATTGCACCAACATTACCACCTGTCAATGTAGCAGATTCTACAATAGGTCTATTTGATCCAGGCCTTTGTGTATAGGTATTCTGTGTTTGATTTTGTCCTAATCCTTCAGTAGTGTTCTTACCTGTCAATTCATCATAATAACCTGTAGTAAAATACTGATCATTATTACCTTTCATAAAGTTTATGGAAGCGATTGAAATGGTAGTTATTGCTTGGTCAGGAGAAGCTCCAACCGCAAGTTTTGTTCTAGGTAATAATTCTGCCTCAAGGTTAGCATACATCACCAAGTTCTCAGGGTCTACTAATCTTTCTTTAACATTACCATCACCATCGATAGTACGATTTGGATCTACAACAATTATATTGTCATAGTCAAACTCAACCAATATGTCTCCAGATTTATCTGGTGATATGTTACCTGCCATAATAATAGAAATGATTTTCTAACGCTGCGTTGTAATCTTGTATAGATGGTATAAGAGGAAAGGGAATTGTCAATATTGCTCCATCATAAATGTTATTTTCAAGTCCTCCGAATTCAGGATTACCCTGTAAAATCAACCATCCGAAGTACGGTGTGTTGTAAAATTCTTGGGAAACAACGTCTAATCTACTTTTTCCTACCTTATAGATATAAGATTTATCGGATGATTTTCTAGGTAAACTCACATAAGGAACTACCGTTTGATCACCATTTATAAGAAAGTCACTATATCGATTATAATATTGATTTACCATTAATTAAATTTTACCATAGAAATTAATAATCCACCTTCTTTAATATTCCATTGTTTATTGGAAGAAGTAGGGTTTGTTGTATTACCTAATGATGTAATTAGTTTTTTACGATCTTGTATTTTACTATCTTCAAAACCAGGTTCATTAGAATATTCTGTAATTCTATCTTTATTTTTATCATAAGGAGTGAAATTCAAATAATTAAATAACTTACTTTTTTCTTTCTCCATAGATGTGATGAACTCGTTTGCAAGGCTATTTTCTTTGACAAAAATTGGTTTAGTTTCTCCCTTCCAATAAGCATCGAACTGTTTTTCTATTTCAAGATTTTTATCACCAAACAATTTAGGGTTATTCAAAACACTTCCAATTAAACCATTCTTGAAACTTTCATATTTTTTATCATCAACAACTTCTTGTGAAAGAATTACATATTGTCTCTGTATATTTTTAATACTCCATTTAGGACTGTTTCCAATTGGTTTGAAAACTTCTGGTGTCAATTGACTTAATGAGTTATATGTAAATGTATTGTTGTAAACTTTTCCATCTGAAGAAGTGAAACTATTTGGTTTTGTTATGGTTTCGTCAAACCCTTCTAAAGATGTTTTAATCTTTTTACCATCTTCAACTAACCCCTGTATTACACCTGAATTTGTTGTATAGAACTCTCTTATGAAATTATTTTTTTGTGCATATCCGTCGGTTCCTGTTTCAGAACCTGATGATGTGTTTCCGTAAGTTGCCACGTTAAGTCTGGCTAAAATTTGTATATAATTTTGTTGTTGAATTGTAACCTCTTGAATAACTTTAGTTATTGGGTTCATAAATCCACTTTCCTTATCTTTTAGATAATTCTTATAGTTTGTTCTCACCGCCCTAATTATTTTGTCCGAAAAATCTAAACTAGGTTGTTTCAAAAAAACCATAAATTGATCAGTGTCTGAGTCTACATCTGAGATAAGTTCTTTGAATACAGAATTTATATTTTTTTGGAATGTGCTTGGTTTTCCAAAAATATTTATAAGTTTGTCATCCTCGACTAAATATCCTTGGGTATACAATCTATCTAAAGACCATATTTGTCTAATACCTTCATTATATTGAGAGAGTACTTCTTTGTTTTTATTGACAATATTTTGGAAATAAGTTTGAGTTTCATCTGAAACCTTACCCATAAAACTCTTATAATTAATAGTTCCAGTCGTCCCACTCTCTGTGTTAACTTCAGTCACTTGAGTACCAATAAAACTTGAGTTTGTTTGACCATCATTATTCTGTACTTGATTGACAGTTGGTGGCGGTACATTTCCAAATAATTGTTTGAAGTCCAAATCTATTTGAGATAAACTTTCAGTGTCTGTTGCATCTGCCCTATCATCATAAATTTCTGTGTTGGCATAGTAATTAAACGATAAAGCGTTTTGAATTTTATCAACAGCCTCTTTTATACCACTACCACCTACGAACTTAAAACTCAAACTAACGTTAGCTATCATAGGTTGAACACCAATTCCTTCAGGATTAATATCTAAGTTTTCATAACTTATTTGTAAGGAATCAGGAATTATTTTTGTATTATAAAAATCACCTATTCTTAACACTAAAACAGGTGGTGATCCAAACGCAGTATTTACTGCATCATTGTAATTTAATACAGTATTTCCCTGAGCGTCTTTTTTGATAACAGGAATGGTGTCACCGGGTCTTAAGCATTGATTCAGGAAAGTTAATCTTGAGTTCAATCCCTCAGGTGTCATAGAGTGAAACGCAGGATTAAAAAATTTAAGTTTATCTTTTAAGTTATCATAAACCATCGGCGTAGTTTCTTTGATTGTATCAAAATAATCACACTCTGAAAGGAACATCCTTAACACCTTTTTTGATATATTCTTTGACCATACAGTTGTTTGAACCTCAAATGGTTGTTGGGTTGTTTTCTCTTGGTATTTTCCCAAGAATCTCTGACTTGGTGTAACAGGATTTTCAGCAATTGGAACTACTGGTTGAATTTTAATTTCTTTGATTGCCACTCTCCTACAAGCCATCGCCCTTAAAGTGTATATGTCTTTGTTCGGTGCTTTAGAGTTATCACCATCACTACAATCATAAGTTGATGTGGTCAAATTACCTTTACTAACCATATTAACTTGAGTTGCCAGTTCCCCCCTTATTGAATCTGCTTCGTTAAAGATTAAATTATTTCCCGCTAATTGTTTCAACGTCACTTGTGCCCCATTAGTGGGTTTGTAATTTTCAATATATGTTTTAACAGAATCATATCTTCTTTTAGCTAAAGAGTTGTTATATGATATTGAATTGGGTGCGGAAGCTGAAGCAACCAAACTAAAAGTTGCTGTTTGTATTGTTTTTGCCACAAATAGATTATATAACTCATTCAATTGAGTATTAATTGTGTTGAAATTATATTCCAATACTGAATCAAAGAACTGAGATACTTGTTGTTTATTTGTTGGTGCATTTGCTTTATATCTATCTTGAGTTGTCTTAGAGTCGTATTCTGAGTACACAACTTGGTAATTTGTTGTTGACGCCGATGGAATATCGTTGTCAAAGTAAAACGCCTTATTCTTCAATTCGTTTTGAATTGAAACTCCTATATCGGGAGATCCTTGATTAGTATTTTGTCCTGCAGCACCATCATTTCCTGTTACAAGAGTTTCCTGTACAAAAATTAATTCTTCATTTGTAACTTGTTTATAATCTATCGCTTTTTGAATTTCAACCAAATCGCTTACACTTACTGTTGCATATTTTTTCGCTAATTCGTATATATCATATGTTCTACATCCCGCCAAAAAAGAATCAATTATACTATCAACTCTTACTCTATTAGTTTCATTACCCAATATCTTGTCAACAATAACATTCAAAACCGATGGATGATCTACAATCATTTTCCATTGTAATGATCCTGTTCTACTTGTATTACTATATGTCCACACAGGTTCTGGTCTACCGATAAAGTTAGAATCTCTCCAAGAAGCACTACTCGATTCTGTGAATGTTAATCCATACGGTGGAAACCACATAACTCTTCCTCCGTTCGGCCCTCTTTCACATATAGGTAAATCCGCAACCGTAAATCCAGGTTTATTTGATGTTCTCCAAGCTAAGTTTTCTATTGAGAACATATATTTTTTTGCAAACCCATCATTCTCAGAACCAATCAAGTTGGTTGAATCTTGTCCTCCTTCTTGACTATTGGGGGCAATATTAAGGTTATACGTACTATCTAACACAGACCAAGATATTCTTCTATTCTGTGTTGTGATACCCTCTTTCTTTTGTAAATCATTATATTGAAGATAGGGAGTATCTTTAGCAAAAACTCTACAATATTCAGTTCCAACCTCCTGACCAGGAGCACCTTCGTATTTAATAACTCTAGATCCTTTAGTCAATTCTTTATATCCATCGTTGAATACTTTACTTACTTGATCTATGGCGTTTCCTACGTGTTGTAATCTTCTTCCACCCTGTGGTTGGCTATCAATGATTCTTTGGGTATCATCTAAAATTGATCCCGATCTAAACTCAATATTTGTTGACTCTGTTGAGTTATAAGATGAAGGTCTGAAGTCTTCATCTTGATTGGTTATTTCTCCACCAATACCAACTTTTTTACCAGCATTTCCTTTATACTTTGGTGATACCCACGTAAATCCGCCTTCTATTCCACCACCATTTGAGTATGTTGGTCCGTTGGCACCTAATCTAACTTCCCTTGACGGACCTTCGTATAATTGTGCCAATTCTTGTGGGCCATAGACAGGTGCTTGAACCTCATTTCCGAAAGGATCTACAGGTATATCTCCACCAGGTGAGAAAACTCTTGATGGTTCAGATGATGTCGATCCTATGTAGTAATTACTATTATTTGCAACCCCACCAACAATAGCACCACCAAGTCTATCTAAGAATGTTCTATCATAGTCTGGTTTGTATTTGTTATAATTTAAGTTACCAAATAATCTTTGTTTTTGTCCAGCACCAGTATTATTCAAAAATAATTGAGATCCTGATCTCGGACTACCTAATAATTTAGAAAAGAAATTACCAACTTGACTCCTTCTAAACGCATTTCTTAATTGTTGTATTGTTGTTGGCTGACCAGAATTGATACTTGGATCAAAATAAGACCCAGGTATTGGTGAAACTGGTATGTATGAACCTGCAAGTCTAAGAGCAAAATCTGTTGCTGCTAAAATAGGGTTTGCTGGTACTGTAATCTGATAGTTGGGTTCAATAAGTGGTACAATACCTGTAACCATATTCAATACATCTGTACCACTATTAGCATTTAAGAAGTTAATTCTTGCAATAGTGTTCAGTCTGATTTGGGTGGCAATTCTATTTTGAAAATCTTTTCTTAATTGTTTTGCACCTATACGTGATAAAAAAGAATCTTGAGATAGTAATCCATTACTTCCTGTTGGATCGGGATTCAAAAGGATTGAAACGGGTGAATATGTAGAAGGAACAAAAGTTGTTGGGTATGGTTGATTATTATAAAGGTCGATTGTTTCGGCAGCAACTACGTTATTACTCTCAAAAAAAGGAGCACTATCAAGTGGAAGTTGTGTTCCGTTGGAGTATGGGTTTATTGATTTCCACTTTTGTGATTCAGGTAAGGCTTGGTCAATAATATTAGCATCCTGAAACCCATATTCTCCTTCGTTAGACTTTGTATTTAATAGTCCATTAGGGTCTGGAACTTGTCTATACCCTCCGTCAGCACCATATTGGTTGTTTTTATATAAATCGTTGGCAAATGATGGTTCATCAATTAATACATCAGGTGAATCAATTACACTAGAATCCGTTTGTCTATAAACATAATTTAATGGTGGGTTTGGTCTATTTGGTGATTTACCATACGCAGCCAAGTTTCTTGACATCAGTTTTTTTCTAAACCCTTCAGACGACGCAAAATCAAGCGGACTGTTTGCCATTATTTCTTTTTATAATAAATAGGGAAGTAGATATTTTTTTTTAATCAATTAACTCCATTTCCCTTAATCTATCTAACACCGTTTTTGTTATCGTTTCGGAGAATTTGGAAGTGTCCATTAGTTTTTCAATAAATTCTTTGTTTACACCTGGAGGTACATCCAACTTGAACGTTATCGGTGTTCCTGAACCTCCAATTGTAATGTTTTGATTTTTTTGTATTGTCTCGGTTAAACTTTTATTTCCTTCTGACATTTTTCCTGACTCAATACCTGTGGGTTTTGCTCCTGTTGTGGCTGTTTTTGTTCCACCCATAGCTTTATCTAACTTAGCAATGTTTTGTTCCATAGGTTTCAGTACATAATCCAATAAACCTTTCTCGAAAATCGTACCAGGTTGAACTTTATTAGCAATATCTGATAAAGTTTTTTGTTGGAATTCGTTCAAGTCTGGTAGATATCCTCCTACTTCGGTTGCAAGTTTTTCTAGTTCTTTTTTTAATTCATCACTTTTGGGGTCTCCTCTCATTAGTTGACCAACCACTGAACCCATTCTTTCCATCAGAGTATCAACCTTATCTGTAAATTTCTTTTGGTCAAAATTTTCAGATACAGTACCCGTTGCAGTTGTCGTAACTCTTCTTAGTCCTTCCAATTCTTTTCTAATTATTTCTGCAGATGTAACCCCATAAACAAACTTATCCCTAATGGCTTGTACATCTTTTTGTAATAATCTTCCCGTATCTACCTGATCTCTTGTAAGATCCTCTAAAGATTTAGGTGGTTTTTTCTGTTCTTCAATTAACCTATTAAGTTCACTTTGGGTAATTTCACCCAACTTTCTTGTTTCTTTATCGTTTATAGTAACTTCGTAATCACCACCCTCGCCCATCTTTGCAATATTTGCTAGATACATTTTATCTTCTGGATTCTTGAATTCTATTGTTGGACTCAGAGATGAAAGTTTCCTGTCTAAATCCGCAGCATTTACTGCCAATTTAGACATTTCTTTCGCACTCAACTGTGTTTCTTTTTCTATCTCCTTCAACATTAAAATTCCTTGTGGACTTATTTTGAAAGTTTTTGTTTTTTCATCAAAGTAAGAAAATTGTTTTGCAACATCGATTATAGAATTTTGTAGTCCTTGCGGGTCATTAATTGATTTATTCATTAGTTGAAAAGGATCGACAAGGTCCCCTGCAGATACTCCAAGTCTTTGAAAAGCCGAGGCTAATTCGATTGCCCTTTCAGGATTCATTGCCCCATCCGCAAGAGATAGAGTTTGACTCATATCGTATCTTAGGAGTGATGCTTGAGTTGCCATTTTTGTTAAACCGAGAACACCTTCAGAAAAATTATATTTGTTCATTTGATCCATATAACCCATAACAGTTCTCATAACTTGACCTGCGTTTGCTCCAACCCCACGAACATAATTTATAGATTGTTCTAGTTGTTTACCTACTTGGGAAAATTGTACCCCTACATCTTGAAAATCCCCCACAATAGACTCAATACCTCCCCCTATTAACTTTTCTGCTGCGTAAAGTTTTGTAACATCTTCAACAGATGCAATAACATTTCTCCTTGTTGCTTTTGAAATATTTTCCATCACTGTAAACGCATCGGTAATATCACCACCCAATCTAACCAATGCAGGACCTGACTGTGCTAAAGCATAGTTCATTTCAGTGATTCTCTCCCTACCTTGTGTAAACTGCTTATTAAGGTCGGTAGCCATAGTAGTCATATTTTGGAATGCAGATCTGAATGCCTGATCCATATCTAATAAACTTTCGGTATACTTTTTGAGGTTCGACGAAGCATCATCCAGTAAATCCATACGTAATACTTTTATTTATAAATAGAAGAAGGGATGAATTTTCATCCCTTCTTATTATCTTCAACCCATTTATCTAATAGGAACTTTCTAACAAAGATTGGCATTTTATTGAAATCATCCCAACCTATTTTCATTAATGTAGTTAAATAATAAAATTCGTTTAATTGTCCTTGTCTATAATCAGAAGAAAGGGCGAAAGAACTCTGCCCCAAAACCAACATTTACTGTTAGTCTTTCTCCTGATGGGGCTGTTATAATTTTTTGTAGATCAAGTCTTGGTTCATTTTCTTCCATAAATTTCTTTATGAATTTTGAATCGGCTATTGGTAGTTTTTCAATTTCCGTAACAATATAACCTTTATCTTGATTACCGTTTAATTCAACTACTTGTTTTTGAAGTTTTAATGTTGCTCTTGGTGCAACCCTACCTTGTGGATACGAATCAATAATTCTTGAGATTTCACTTATCTCGCCATAGGTTAAAGGTTTTATTTTCGCACTCATACCACTTTTAGGGAGAGTAACACTGAAAGTACCATCTGAATTTGGTTCTTGACCATTGATTATTGGTAATTCATCCAATCGTGTTGAAACTTTGAATGGTTTTTGTGTTGTTGGGTCTGTAACTGTAAGGTTCAAATCGGGACCAAACGCGGTGTTCCTCAAAAAAATAAGAATAGACTCAACGTCACCTTCTAACATTTCTTCCGGCTTCAAATCCGGTTCATATAGTTTAGCTCTTACCAAATTCAAGGCAGTTTCATTTCCCCCTGCCATAATTATATTCTCGTCAGCAGCGGTTAAATAACCAACTTTAACACTTTTCTTTTTATTTTTATAAAATACTCCTTGTGATGGTAATGGTACCACATCGTGTGGTAGTGTCATATTCATCTGACCATATTCCCTTGCTTGTTCTTCCATATAAAAAAATTAACCCTAAAGTTTATTATCCTTTAGGGTTAAATATAAAAACTATTGATTTTTTATAAAGACTATTAGTAAACAAGTACGCAACGATCCATACGAAGTGTAGTTGAAATAGTTGCCAATCCGTCTGTATTGTATGCCAATGAATTAAAGTTTACATCAGACAAGAATGTACCATAGAGAATCCATTTTTCCACAACAACACCTGTTGGGTCCAACATCTCCAAGTCAACGTCTTTTTTATAACCCGCAGCATAACCCATACGACCTGTAACAGACTCCGCACAAAGACGAACCCATTCCATTAAGGCTTGTGATGCCGAAGGTCCGATTGGGTCTCTAAACACACAAGGTATTGTCTGCCAATTGAATCTACCAGCCACGTAAGTTGATGTATTCAAGAAAGGTATTTCTACTGGGTTAATTGTTATATGTGGACGGGCCGCAGACTCTACGAACCATTCATTGATACCCAACGACGACGGAAACCTCAAAATAAATCTATTCTGACGTTTAGGTTCGTAGGGAAGGGGCATTTTCATTAGTAAATCAGCCATATTATTAATTTTTTACACTTCGTTTATATGTTATAAATATACGTCTTCGAAAAATATTTCTATTGACTTTTTATTATTTATTTTTCATTATTGATCTAGTTCCAGTTTCTTTCCAGTTGCTGTAGAATATGTCTTAACTAGTTTTTCTGGTTTATCTGCAAAATGCTTCTTCATAACCATAACATTCTTTATATCATCATCTGAAAATCCTATTGTTGGCTTCTGGGGTATAAATTTATTGCCTAGGTCTTTTTTTAAGTAGGCCTTTTTATTTAGTAAAGCAGCCATACCTTTTATATAACTTACAAAATCATCCATCGCCATTACTTTAGCTATTTCAGGATTTGTTGCTCCTTTTTCATCACCATAACTCACAGGGTGATATTTGTTGAGTTCTAAATATGTTTTGATTAATTCATTGTCACTCATTTCCTCCTCACCTACGAACGACCTATATTTTTTTAGATTTTTTAATAGTTGTTCTTTATCTATACCATTGAAACCAGAAACTATGTAATTGTAAACCGCTTGTTTTAATGTGTTAGGGTTGTGTCCTCTTGCGGTTATTATAGAAAAAATCGACCCATTATTGATAGCTTCCTTGAAATCCTCGAACGCAGGACCAACCTCTGCTTTCATTGCATCAATGATAAATTGTTTGTCCCCTTCGGTTCGGAAATTTCTAAAAGGATTTTCACCATAACCAACTATTTTTTCTCCTTCATAGTCAAACGGTTCTTTTCCGATAACTTCTCTATATTTTGCAAAGTCTTCGGTTCCCATACCTACTTCTTCACCATCTTCATTTTTTAGAATAATTTTTGTTGGCATCTTAACAATGTTATCATCCCAATCAAAAGCATAATACTTCATATTTGGGGTTGTTTCATCCTTAAATCCTTCTTTAACTATTTTTAGCATAACTATAAATATATTGATTTTTATTCTACTGTTTTTAGTGAAAGATTGAAATTATCTTGAACCCATTTTTTAGCAAATTCTTTCCACATATCACCAAAATATCCGTTCAAAGTATCTGTATGATCATTTTCGAATGAAAGTATAGGACACACTTGTTTCATTACGTGTGCATCTTCACTAAAGTACTCACATTTATAATATCTAAAAACAACATCCACATCATAATTACCACTTTTTTTGTAAAAAGCTATTGCATCCTCAGTCTCAACTTCATTACCCTCCTCATCTTCTCCATAACCAACATAGTAATAGTCCATATCATTAGGATTAAAATTTTTATCAAAATACTTTTGCATCAAATCATTCATCCTATTTTCGGAAATTATATATTTCATATTCATAAATACAAATATAAATAAAAAAACCCCTCGCTAAGGAGGGGTTTGAATTTTGTCCGATTGAACTTATATGTTTTCGAACGAAGCTCCTGTTGGAGTGATAAAGAATTCTATTTCAATAAACTCGAGAGCCTTCGTTGGTTTCAAGTAGATTCTACCATTCAAAGTATTTCTATCCAAATCTTCAGGTGAAGAAGAAACGGTTACTCTGAAATCGTACAAACCTCTATCTCTTCTAATTGAATCCAAAATTGGGTTTACACTATCTAAGAATTGTTGTCTTACGATTTGATCGTTTTGTTCGAACAACAATCTTACTGCCACTGCTGAAATCAACTTACGAGCTTGGAGAAGGAGTCTTCTTACATTAAGTCTGTTAAGTGCTGTGTCTGCAACTTGAAGTGTTTTATTACCCCAAATTACAGTTCCAACATCAGAGAAAGTAGCGATAGGATTGATTCTTCC